AAATCGTTAAATTTAACAGAGAAGATCTAGATCTCTACGACATCATCCTTTCACATTTGCTTGATGAAGGTATTAGAGGAGATGATTCACCTACTAATGCCCAAATCACCAAGCAGGGTGCAGAACGTGAGAATGCTGTTGTCAAACTGATGCGGGACAAGGCAATGCAAAATCGTTTTGATGCTGCTATTGACAAGAAGATTAAGAAAGAAAAAGAAGACAGAGCAAGAAGATATGGTAATAAGATAGATGAAGAAAGATCGGCAAGGAGAGCAAAAAATCCTAGAAAATATGCTGACGTAAAAAAAGAAATTGATAATAAGGAATTTAGAGCAGGTAAATTAACTGCTGCACAAAAACATGAAATAGAGAAAAAAAACTTGAGTAAATATACTAATTTTTCTGGAAAGAGAATGACTGGGAGTGGTGGCCATGGATCTGAAAATCGTGTGAATCCAAGAATTTCTTATATTCGTAATCAATATGAAATAGAATCTGATTGGAGATCCGAAATTGAAGAAGGAGCAGCATGGACAAAAAAGTCCGGTAAGAACCCTTCAGGTGGATTAAATGAGAAGGGTCGTAAGTCTTATGAACGTGAAAATCCTGGATCAGATCTCAAGAGACCTTCTAAGAAAAAGGGCAACAAGCGTCGTAAGTCATTCTGTGCCAGAATGAAGGGAATGAAAAAGAAACTAACTAGTAGTAAAACTGCTAACGATCCAGATAGCAGAATCAACAAGTCATTGAGGGCTTGGAACTGCTGAGGCTAAAAAATGAGTGAAGTATATCTTGGTAATCCTAATCTAAAAAAAGCAAATACACCGATCCAATTCACTGAGGAACAAGTCATTGAGTTCCTTAAGTGCAAAGAAGATCCGGTGTATTTTGCTAATAACTACATCAAGATCGTTTCTCTTGATGAGGGTCTTACACAATTCCATCCATATCATTTTCAGGAAAAATTAATTAATAACTTCCATGAAAATAGATTCAATATTTGCAAAATGCCAAGACAGACTGGCAAGTCCACTACTGTGGTATCTTACCTTCTACATTATGCTGTTTTTAACGATAGTGTTAATATTGGAATCCTAGCAAACAAGGCAGCAACTGCTAGAGAATTGTTACAGAGATTGCAAACTGCATATGAGAACTTGCCTAAATGGATGCAGCAGGGTATTATATCCTGGAACAAAGGATCAATGGAGTTGGAGAATGGCAGTAAGATATTGGCAGCTTCTACGTCTGCGAGTGCTGTCAGAGGTATGTCGTTCAACATCCTCTTTCTCGACGAGTTCGCATTCGTCCCGAATCACGTTGCTGACTCGTTCTTTGCCTCTGTTTATCCTACTATTACTTCTGGTAAAAACACCAAAGTAATTATCGTATCTACCCCACACGGTATGAATCATTTCTACCGTATGTGGCATGATGCTGAACAAGGTAAGAATGAATATATTCCCACCGATGTTCACTGGTCAGAAGTTCCTGGTAGAGATGAAAAGTGGAAAGCAACAACTATTGCAAACACTTCAGAACAACAATTTAAAGTAGAATTTGAGTGTGAGTTTTTAGGATCAGTCAATACACTGATCAATCCGGCAATTCTTAAAAATTTAATTTATGAGAATCCAATCATTAAAAACGCAGGTTTAGATGTCTACGAAGAAACTCAGAAAGAACACAACTACCTTATTACTGTTGATGTTGCTCGTGGGTTGGGCAACGATTATTCTGCATTTATCGTGTTTGATATTACAGAGTTTCCCTATAAGGTAGTTGCAAAATACAGAAACAATGAAATAAAACCAATGATGTTTCCCAGTGTGATTCATGATGTCGCAAAGGGATACAATCAAGCTTGGGTTTTGGTCGAAGTCAATGATATTGGAGAGCAAGTAGCAAATATTTTACATTATGACCTTGAGTATGAAAATATGCTCATGGCAGCAATGAGAGGACGTAATGGTCAAGTTGTTGGGCATGGATTCTCTGGCAAAAAATCACAAATGGGAGTTAGAACAACCTCTGCAGTAAAGAAACTTGGTTGTTCCAATCTAAAAACTCTCATCGAAGAGTTTAAACTATTAACTTTAGACTATGAAATTATTTCTGAGTTAACTACGTTTGCTCAAAGACACAATTCTTTTGAAGCAGAAGAAGGATGTAATGATGACTTGGCAATGTGTCTGGTTATCTTTGCCTGGTTAGTAGCACAAGATTACTTCAAAGAAATGACAGATAATGATATTCGCAAGAGAATATATGAAGAGCAGAAAAATCAAATTGAACAAGACATGGCACCATTTGGTTTTATTGCTGATGGGTTTGATAGTGAATCAACATTTGTAGATAAATCTGGGGATAGATGGTATTCTGATGAGTATGGAGATAGAGCATATATGTGGGAGTATTATTGATGGATTTTGATGATCAAGTAGAATTGGAGCATCTACTATTCTTTGAACGTAAGTGTAGAGTATGTGGAGAAGTCAAAAGTTTACTTGATGATTTTTACTTAACCAGAAGGGATAGAGGTACATTACCATCTGCATATTCATATGAATGTAAGAAATGCACAAAGAAAAGAGTCAATAAAAAGAAGAAAAAAAGATTATCTGAGTGGGAATATCCAGATTGGTGAATATCACGCATAGTTTCCCCACTGAAAATACCCCTTTCCATAAATATTTTTAGATAAATTTGGATTGCGAGGGTAGACAAGATGCCATTAAACTTAGCATCTCCTGGTATTGTAGTAAGGGAAGTAGACCTAACAGTTGGTAGAGTAGATCCTACTTCTGCTAGTATTGGTGCGATCGTTTCACCTTTCGCACAAGGTCCGGTCGATGTTCCCACACTAGTTGAAAACGAGAAAGATCTTTTAGAGACTTTCGGAAAACCATATAGTGTAGATAAGCACTATGAGCATTGGCTCACTGCTTCTTCATACTTAGCATATGGTGGAAATCTCAGTGTCGTAAGAGCAGATGATTCTGGTCTTGTAAACGGTTATGTTGGCACTGGATCAAGTGCAAAAGTAAAGAGTGTAGATCATTACGAAGAACTTGGATACGACGAAAATCGTATCACTAACGTAACAGTCATTGCAAGAAATCCTGGTTCTTGGGGTAACGGTCTGAGAGTTGGAATTCTTGATTCAAGAGCAGATCAAACTATCACTGTAGCATCGACTGCTGGTATGGCAGTTGGTTATGGAGTAACACAGGCAGTTCCACCAAACACAATTCTTGCCGGAGCAGGATCAACCAGTGTTTTGGATGGTCACTTTAAAGGAATCATTACAGGAATTAACGGGACTAGTGTTGATGTCAAATTGCTTGAGCATGTTCCTGCATCAGGAACAGCAACTGAGGTAGATTATCAACCATCAGGAGTTTATCAGTTCTCAACAACTGGTTCTCTTGCCGTAATGAATAATTCAGGAGCTAATGCAGCAAATACAACTGTTTCAGCAACCCTTGATTGGTTTGATCAACAAACACTAAATCTTACTGGAACAACTACTGTTAAGTGGAATACTCTTGCAGATCGTCCAGGAACCTCCGAGTATGCAGCAGCAAGAAATTCACGTTTTGATGAAGTTCACGTTGTAGTTATTGATGGTGATGGTGCAATAACCGGAAACTCTGGAACCATCTTAGAAAAGCATCTTTCATTATCAAAAGCAAAGGATGCAGAATTTTCACTCGGATCTCCTTCGCACTGGAGGAAGTTTACTCAAATTAATTCTCAGTACATTTTTGCTGGTGGTGAACCTGTAGGAGTTGTAACAACTGGATTTGGAACTGGAGGAGCTGGTTTTGCATTAGATGGAGATGTTGCTTGGGATCAAAATGCACAAGACATCACTTTTGCTGCGATTGGTAATTTAAACTCTACATTTACTAGAGGAAAAGATTATGGTGGACAGGCAGATACTACTACCACAGGAGCATTAACTTCTGGTTTAGATGATCTTGTTTCTGGATATGGTTTGTTTGAAAATACTGAAAAAGTAGAAGTAGATTTCATTCTCATGGGATCTGCAGGGTATGCTAAAGAACAAGCACAAGCACTTGCTAATAAGTGTATTGCTGTTGCTGAAGCAAGAAAAGATGCAGTAGCATTCATCTCACCATACAGAGGTGCAGCAATTACTGATGCAACTTCTCAAACTGCTGTTCAAGTCAGATCTGATGATGACATTACCGACAATGTATTGAGTTTCTATGCTCCAATTACATCGTCTTCTTATGCAGTATTTGACAGTGGTTATAAGTACATGTTTGATAGATTTGCAAATACATTCCGTTATGTTCCACTGAATGGAGACATGGCTGGACTTTGTGCTAGAAATGATGCAAATCAATTCCCATGGTTCTCTCCTGCAGGAACTGCTAGAGGTGCAATTCTTAATGCAGTCAAACTTGCATATACACCTAGTAAAGTACAAAGAGACAGACTTTATTCGAATAGAGTCAACCCAGTGATCTTCTCTCCTGGTGCTGGTATTATTCTTTTCGGAGATAAGACTGGTTTTGGTAAGGCATCAGCATTTGATCGTATCAATGTTCGTCGTCTATTCATCTATCTTGAAGATGCTATTTCGGCAGCAGCAAAAGATCAACTCTTCGAATTTAATGATGAAATTACGAGAACTAACTTTGTAAACATTATTGAACCATTCCTGCGTGATGTTCAGGCAAAACGTGGAATCTTTGATTATGTTGTTGTTTGCGACGAAACGAACAACACTGCCGCAATTATAGATAATAACGAGTTCGTGGCAGACATCTATATCAAACCCGCAAGATCAATTAACTTCATTGGTCTTACGTTTGTTGCCACCAGAACTGGTGTTTCGTTTGATGAAGTAATCGGTAACGTTTAATTTAGAGGCTTAACGAAAAATGGCATCTCGTCAACAAAGAAATAGCATCCCTTTAAGAAAAATCACCGACTTCAAAAGTAAGTTAACCGGTGGTGGTGCAAGACCCAATCTATTTGAAGTTGAACTGGCATTCCCAAGTGCTGTTGGTGTCGATAACGACACTCTGCAAAAGGCAAGATTCCTTGTCAAGGCAGCAGCACTGCCTGCTTCTACAGTAGCACCAATTGACGTTCCATTTAGAGGACGTATTTTAAAAATTGCAGGTGACAGAACTTTCGAAACCTGGACGATTAAAGTTATCAACGATACCGATTTCTCGATTCGTTCGGCATTTGAAAAGTGGATGAACACCATCAATAGAATGAATGATGCAACTGGTCTTACTGATCCAGAAGAGTATCAAGCTGATGCATATGTCTATCAACTTTCTCGTGATGGAGGCATCTTAAGATCTTACAGATTCTATGATGTATTCCCAACTAATATCACGACAATTGATTTAAGTTATGAGACAACAGATCAGCTCGAAGAGTTTGATGTAGAACTTCAAGTTCAGTGGTGGGAAGCATCAAAAGGAACATCACCTGAAGCAGGTGGTGAGGACATCAACTAAATAGTAAAATAATAGTCTAGTCAAGTTTATAATATGGCAAAACTTTTCGGTTTTTCTATTGAGGATTCAGAACCAAAATCCAAAACTATTATCTCCCCCGTCCCCGAAAATAACGAGGATGGGGTTGATAATTATATTTCTAGTGGTTTTTATGGTTCATATGTAGACATCGAAGGTGTATACAGAACAGAATTTGATTTAATAAAAAGATATCGTGAGATGGCTCTTCACCCAGAGTGTGATGGTGCCATTGAAGATGTTGTTAATGAAGCAATCGTCAGTGATCTTTATGATTCTCCGATTGAAATTGAATTGTCAAATTTGAACGCTAGTGATAAATTAAAGACTGCAATTAGAGAAGAATTTAGAACAATCAAAGAACTTCTTGATTTTGATAAGAAGTCTCATGAAATTTTTAGGAATTGGTACGTTGATGGCCGTTTATATTATCATAAAGTAATCGATCTTAAAAGACCTCAAGAAGGGATCAAAGAACTTAGATATATTGATCCAATGAAGATGAGGTTTGTTCGTCAAGAAAAGAAGAAAGGCAAAAATACAATCGGACCAAATATTTCTAACGGAAAGGAAGAGAAAAATACTATCGCACCAGAAATCGAAGAGTATTTTGTATACACTCCTAAACCAGCATATCCAACAAATTCTTACAGTTCTTCGGGAGCATCGAAGGGAGTAAAAATTTCAAAGGATTCAATTACATATTGCACTTCCGGTCTTGTAGATAGAAACAAAGGAAATATTTTATCATACTTACATAAGGCAATCAAGTCACTCAATCAACTTAGAATGATTGAGGATTCTCTTGTCATTTACAGACTTTCAAGAGCACCAGAACGTAGAATTTTCTACATTGATGTTGGTAATCTTCCAAAAATTAAAGCTGAACAATATTTACGTGACGTTATGATGCGTTATCGTAACAAGCAAGTTTATGATGCAAATACCGGAGAGATCCGTGATGATCGTAAATTCATGTCCATGATGGAAGATTTTTGGCTTCCTAGACGTGAAGGTGGTAGAGGAACTGAAATCTCTACACTTCCTGGTGGTCAGAATTTAGGAGAACTTTCTGATATTGAGTACTTCCAGAAAAAACTTTATCGTTCTCTCGGAGTTCCTGAATCCAGAATTGCTGCTGATGGTGGATTCAACCTTGGACGTTCTTCTGAAATTTTAAGAGATGAGCTTAAGTTTGCTAAGTTCGTTGGTCGTTTGAGAAAAAGATTTGCTCAGATGTTCAACGATATGTTGAAGACTCAATTGATTCTAAAAAATATTGTTTCTACAGAAGACTGGGATACAATCAGTGATCATATTCAATATGATTTTCTGTATGATAATCAGTTTGCAGAACTGAAAGAGTCTGAGATGTTAAATGAAAGACTCGGCATTCTTGCAACTATCGAACCTTACATTGGAAAATATTATTCTCAAGATTATGTTAGAAGAAAGGTTCTTCGTCAGACAGATGCAGAGATCATAGAAATTGACAAGCAGATTGAACAAGAAATTGCTGATGGAATTATTCCAGATCCAAAGGCAGTTGATCCTGTAACAGGAGAACCACTCCCAGGAGGTGGAGATCCAAATGCACTTGGAGATATGCCAATGGATGCAGAAATTTCAGGTGCTTCTACAGAGGCTGACGGAAAAATTGCCGAGATATAAATATAAAATATAGTTATTATTACTTTTCATGGAAGAAATTGTAAATCTCATTGGGTCTGATGCGTCAGCGTTGGATATTAGTGACAAAATTAAGGACATTCTTTTTGCAAAATCTGCAGAAAAAATTGAAAATATGAGACCAACTATTGGTGCATCCATGTTTGATGAACCAGAAGAATCGGAAGAGGAATCAGAAGAATGATCATTAAACCTTTAGCAACTAAGAGTGCTGTGACTGATGCTGCTATTACTGCAGCAAGAGTAGTTCGTTTAGTAAATGCTCATGCCACTGACGCATCAGTTATCGCTATTGCCAATAGTGCAGCAGCATCTATTACTCTACTTCCATTAAGTAGTGAAATTATAGAAAAAGATATTGGTGCCGCATTAACTGCAACTGGTGGCACTGTAACTGGAGTCCCCGTCGCATTTACAAATTAATATGAAACTCATCACAGAAGAAGTAACAAACGTAAAAATCATTACCGAAGGTAGTGGTGCCGGTAAGAAACTCTATATTGATGGAGTTTTTCTTCAGGGCGATATTAAAAATCGCAATGGAAGAATGTATCCAATGGATACTCTTGCCAAAGAAGTAAATCGTTATAATGAAACTTTTGTGAAAAAAGGTCGTGCTCTTGGGGAACTAGGTCATCCTGATGGACCTACCGTAAATCTTGATCGTGTTTCTCATAAAATTACATCTCTTGTAAGAGAGGGTACTAATTTTAGAGGTAAAGCACAAATCCTCAATACTCCTATGGGCAAGATTGCATCTTCACTTCTCGATGAAGGTGTGATGCTTGGAGTTTCTTCTCGTGGTGTTGGATCTTTGAGAGAAGATCGTGGTGGAGTTAAAGTTGTTGGTGAAGATTTCATGTTGGCAACTGCTGCTGATATCGTTGCCGATCCTTCTGCTCCTGATGCTTTTGTCTCGGGAATTATGGAAGGAAAAGAGTGGGTTTGGGAAGGAGGAATTCTTCGTGAACAACTCGCAGAAAAAACTAAAAAGAGAATCAACACTCTTGTGGATCAAAGTGCATTGGAAGAGCATAAGTTAAACTTATTCCAAAATTTTCTTTCAAATCTTTGATTTATAAATAAATATAGATTAATACAAAAATAATCTAATAATCAAATGTCCGTTGGTAGCAATTTACAAGAAATGGAAAACGTAGTAACTAAAAACGCTGCTGCAGCTGAACCAATGCCAAAGTCAGGAAGCAATGCTTCCGGTGTATCTACACCAGGACAAGGTACTTACGAGGATCTCGGCGGCCCAACTCCAGAGAACTATAAGGTAGATGATAATTCTGCCAAACTCAAGGAACCCAAAATCGCAACAGTAAAAGACATTGTTAACAGGAATGCAAAACCTGCAGAACCAATGCCTGCTGGAATGAAAGAGGAAGAAGAACTTGAGGGAGAAGTTGTCGAGGAGGAAGATACCACTGCATCTACTGAAGAAGTAGTTGCTGAAGAAGAAGTCTCTGAAGAGGAAGTTGTTTCTGAAGAAGAAACAATTGAAGCAGAGTATAACATCGAAGAAGATGTCGAAGCACTCCTTCAAGGTGAAGAACTCTCCGAGGAATTCCAGGAAAGAGCACGCACCATTTTTGAAACTGCTATCAAGGCAAAAGTTGCTGAAGTTCAGGAAGAACTGAAGGCACAATACGAAACAACTCTCGAAGAAGAAGTTGTTGCTATCAAAGCAGAACTGACCGAAAGAGTTGATGCATACCTTGAGTATGTATCCGAAGAGTGGATGACAGAAAATGCACTCGCAATCGAATCTGGACTCAAGTCCGAAATGACCGAATCATTCCTCACCGGAATGAAGAGTCTTTTTGAAGAACATTATGTAACTATCCCTGAAGAGAAGTATGATGTACTCTCTACCATGGTAGAGAAATTAGATGAGATGGAAGATAAACTCAACGAGCAAATTAAGTCCAATGTTGCTCTCAATCAAAGATTAGCCGAGTCGGTCGCCGACGTAATCTTCTCCGAAGTCTGTGAAGGTCTTGCACTTTCCCAGAAGGAAAAGCTCGCTTCTCTTGCCGAAAATGTTGAGTTTGATAGTGAAAACAAATATCGTGAGAAGCTGGTAGCACTGAAGGAATCATATTTCCCTTCTAATGCTGGCACTCAAAGAGACGAGTCAGAGTCAATTTCCGAAAGTTCGGAAGAAACTCCAAGAACTAATACTTCTTTAATGGAGTCATATCTCGATACTCTGACCAGAGTTTCGCAAAAGTGATTTTTTAATTATAAGTCAAACTAAAATTTTTACAAGGTAAATTCAAATGCAAGGTCTTAATGTAGAGGCTCTGCAGGAGAAGTGGTCACCTATCCTCAACCATGAGGGTCTCGGAAGCATCGATGATGCACATAAGAGAATGGTTACCTCAGTTCTTCTGGAGAACCAAGAAAAAGCAATCAACGAGGAGCGTGAGTTCCTTTCTGAAGCACCAACCAACGCAACCGGTGCCGGTGTTGCTAACTTCGATCCCGTACTGATCTCCCTGATCAGACGTGCAATGCCTAACCTGGTCGCATATGACCTGGCAGGTGTTCAGCCAATGAACGGTCCTACTGGACTGATCTTCGCAATGCGTTCCCGTTACACCAATCAGACTGGTACTGAAGCACTCTTCGACGAGGCTCTGTCCGGATTCTCTGGTGTTGGTACTAACGGAACTCATAGCACCAACCACTATGTTACCGGTTCTGACGGTGCTTCCGATGGTTTCGGTAAGGATCAAGCAGGTAACAACCCTGGTGTTCTCGATCCTAACGATGCATCGAGCTACACTGTCGGTCAAGGTATGGATACCTCGACTGCAGAAGGTCTTGGAGAAGCAGGTAATGCTTTCCAGGAAATGGCATTCTCGATCGAGAAAGTCACTGTTACTGCAAAGTCCAGAGCACTGAAAGCCGAGTATTCACTCGAACTGGCACAAGACCTGAAAGCAATCCACGGTCTGAATGCTGAGGCTGAGTTGGCAAACATCCTGTCAACTGAGATCCTCGCAGAAATCAACCGTGAAGTCATCAGAACCATCTATAAGGTTGCTGAAAAGGGTGCTGCAGTTAATACTGCTACCGCAGGTCAATTCGACCTCGACGTTGACAGCAACGGTCGTTGGTCTGTTGAGAAGTTCAAGGGTCTGATCTTCCAGATCGAAAGAGATGCAAACCGCATTGCCCAAAGAACTCGTAGAGGAAAGGGCAACATGATTCTGTGTTCCGCAGATGTTGCTTCCGCACTCACCATGGCAGGTGTCCTTGATTACACCCCTGCTCTCAACGCAAACCTCAACGTTGATGATGCTGGTAACACCTTCGCAGGTGTCCTTGCTGGTAAGTATCGTGTATACATCGATCCTTATTCTGCAAACTCTGCTGCAAACCAGTACTACGTTGTCGGTTACAAAGGTTCTTCACCTTACGACGCAGGTCTGTTCTATTGCCCATACGTTCCTCTCCAGATGGTTCGTGCCGTCGGTGAGAACACCTTCCAGCCTAAGATCGGCTTCAAGACTCGTTATGGTCTTGTTGCTAACCCATTCGCAGAAGGTGCTGCTCCTGTCACCAACCCTGGTCGTATCAAGGCAGATGCAAACCGTTACTATCAGAGAGTTATCGTCAAGAACCTCATGTGATCCACGGTTTACATATTTTACTCAGAGGGTCTTCGGACCCTCTTTTTTTATCTAAATAATTTCAAAAAGTATTGCAATATGGCACTCGTAGGAACTCTAGATCATGTAAATTCTGTTGTTAGTGGTACTACAGATCATTCTGATGATATTGTTATTACAAACTCAGATCTTAATGCAGGATTACTTCTTTCCGTAATTAATGGAACAACAGGAATCATAACGTTAGAAGATGGCAATTCTACTATCACAGGAAGCACATCTGAAGTAACTGATGTATTAGGTAGTGGGCAACAGTTAGTAAATTGTTTTGGATTAAATGTCAATCTTAATGATACACCCACAGAATCGCAATTAGAACAAGTGGATGCACTTACTACTGGAACAATAACAGCACTCTAAATACTTATAAAAACAAATGACAACCGCATTTGATAATCAAATACAGAATAGGAACTTTTTATCACCGGTTGGTTTTAAGTTTACTCTTTCAAAAGATCCAAAAGTATCTTTCTTTTGCAATTCTGCAAGGATACCTGAGATAAAGTTGGGAACAGCTATTCAACCAACTTATTTAAAAGACATTGATGTTCCTGGCGATAAGTTATCTTTCCAAGATTTCACACTAAGATTTTTAGTTGATGAGAACCTTGTAAACTACATGTCAATTCATAATTGGTTGTATGGATTGGGATATCCAGAAAGCACGAAAGATTTTAGAGACCTAACAACAAACGACGATAATCAGAGAGACCTGCAAGAGCAGTTCAGTGATGGTAGTCTTCATATTTTAAACAGTAACTACAGAGACGTTGCGATTGTAAAGTTCAAAGACCTGTTTCCAGTATCACTAACATCATTGGATTTTGAATCGTCAGCAACTGATGTCAGGTACTTTACAGCAGAGGTCAATTTCAAGTATACTTTGTATGATATAGTAGGTCCAAACGGAAGAACACCTTTATGATCGATCTTGACAAACTTCAGGAGATGTGGGAGAAAGACTCTCAGATCGATCCTGATAATCTACATGATGAGTCTTTAAAGATACCACAACTTCACTCAAAATATTATACAATTTACAATACGATCACTCTCTTGCGGGAAAAGGCAAGAAAAAATTACAACACGGTAAAATTAGAAAGGCACAACTATTATACTGGAAAAGCACCTGCAGAAGTTTATGTAGAAGAACCATTCCCATACAAAGTTAGGGATAAGGAAGCACTACAGAGATACATGGAAGCAGATGAAAAGTTAAATACTATTAATATGAAGATTCGTTACCATGATACCACGTTGAAATTTTTAGAAGAAATTATCAAGACAGTAGCAAACAGGACCTTTCAGATCAAGAATGCTATTGAGTGGCAAAAGTTCCAAGCAGGATTCTAATGAACAACGATGAATGGGTTTATCAAGATGAAGATTTTGATGAAGATCTTCCATATATTGAACTTCAATTTGGTATAGATGATCTATATCAGATATATGATTCTGTAAAATTTAGATATGAGAAGTGGCCAGGTGGGCATCCAGATGAACAAGCAAGACTTGCCTACCTGAAAGATTTTTTGTATAGAATTGTTTTAGAATACAAGTTTAAAATGGACTAATAAATACCCATAGGTGAAACTTATGGGTTATGTCTCATTTGATTATTTCTAAAAAGAACGAGGTATATCTTCAAGTAAAGGCAGAACCACATGTCTACTACGAGTTAGCAGACCAATTTACTTTTGAAGTACCTGGTGCAAAATTTATGCCTCAATACCGTAATAAGTATTGGGACGGAAAAATTCGTTTGTTCAATACGCAAACTGGTGAAATATATGTTGGACTATTGGATAAACTTACGCAGTTTTGCGATAACCATGAATACACATATGAATTTGTAGAGAATAAGTTTTATGGTCTTCCCTTTGAGACCAATGATTTTATTTCAAAGGAAGGTGTCAAAGATTATATAACATCTATATCTAAGTATGCTCCACGCGATTACCAAGTCGAGGGAGTATACGACGCCCTACGACATAATAGAAGGTTGTTGATATCCCCAACTGCTTCTGGAAAGTCTCTGATGATATATTCGATTGTGAGATATCATGTTGAGAGAGGACAAAATACTCTGATAGTCGTTCCGACGACATCGCTTGTAGAGCAGATGTATAAAGACTTTGCAGACTATGGTTGGGACGTAGGTTCATTTTGTCACAAGATTTATGCGGGACGTGAGAGAGAAACCAATTCTCAAGTGATCATCACTACCTGGCAATCCATCTACAAACTACCTCGTAAATACTTTTCAAGATTTAATGTGGTCGTTGGAGATGAAGCACACCAGTTTAAAAGTAAGTCATTAATATCTATAATGACAAAACTTGCAGATGCAAAGTACCGTTATGGGTTCACAGGAACACTTGATGGCACTCAAACACATAAGTGGGTTTTGGAGGGTTTGTTTGGTCCTTCATATAAAATCATTCGTACTGAAGAATTGATGGCTAAAGGTCATGTTGCTAAATTGGATATTAATGTTCTTCTACTGAAGCACCCTGCACATAAATTTGAAACCTTTGAAGATGAAGTCCAGTATATCATTAATCATGAAAGACGAAACAAATTTATTCGTAATCTAGCACTAGACCTCAAAGGAAATACTTTGATTTTGTTTGCCAGAGTTGAAGGACATGGGCAACCACTTTACGAGATGATAAATAGCAACAGGGTGGATAATCGTCATGTTTTCTTTGTTCATGGTGGAGTGGATACAGAAGATAGAGAAAAAGTAAGGGAGATTACAGAAAAAGAAAACAACGCAATTATTGTTGCTTCATACGGAACATTCAGTACAGGCATTAACATTAAGAATCTCCACAATGTTATTTTTGCTTCTCCTTCTAAGTCCAGAATACGTAATCTCCAATCAATTGGAAGAGTCCTCAGAAAAGGCAATAACAAAACAAAAGCAACTCTATATGATATCGCTGACGATATATCCTACAAATCCAGGAAAAATTATACCCTTAATCATCTAATTGAAAGAATCAAAGTTTATAACGAAGAAAATTTTAATTACGATATTGTAAACATACCACTGAAAAACTAATGGGAGATGAATTTTACGCAATCATAAAACTAGTATCGGGTGAAGAGATTTTATCATTAGTCTCTATTGATGAGAATGATGGGGATCCTCTTATCGTCATGCAAAATCCAATCACCATGAAAATGGTTCATACGAATCGTGGATTGCATATAAAAGTTAGATCATGGATGGAATTAGCTTCTGATGATTTCTTTATTGTAAAACCTGATAGATTGATTACTATTACGGAAACTAAAGACGAAAAGTTAATTGATATCTACAATAACTTCTTAGAAGATGATGAAGATTCTATTGATACATATCATTCAAATCAAATGAATGAAAGAGGGAAAGTAAAACCTTCTAAGAAAATGGGATATGTTTCTTCAGTAGAAGATGCTCGTAAACAACTAGAGGATCTCTATAAACTTAAAGATAATAAAGAAAGCTAAAGCTTATCCTTCAAACCTAACAAAGGTAGTCTACTCATTATCGGCATATCTGTCAAGCCCATAAAAGTGTGCTATAATCTTAATAACTTATATTATAAAGAGTAATGAATTATGCCAAAGAAGAAATCAGAACATTATGTAAATAACAAAGAGTTGCTAGAAGCAATGATCAACTACCGAACAAGAGTAGAAAGATCATACTTAGAGACTTTCAATAGAGATCTCACAGAGCAACCAAAACAAGAAAGAGGAAAGCAGTGGGATGGTAAACCACCGATTCCAAATTATCTTGGTGAGTGTTTTCTGAAGATCGCAACACACCTCTCATACAAACCCAACTTTGTGAACTACATGTTCCGTGAGGATATGATTTCCGATGGCATTGAGAATTGTGTCCAATACATTCATAATTTCGATCCAGAGAAGTCTAAGAACCCTTTTGCATACTTTACTCAAATTATCCATTATGCCTTCCTGAGACGCATTCAGAAGGAGAAGAAGCAATTGGATATCAAGACCAAGATTATTGAAAAGACTGGATTTGATGAAGTCATGATGGTTGATGACAGCTTGCTTTCTGGACACAGTTCAGACTATAATACTATCAAGGATAATATTCAATATCGTAATCGATGAAAGTTGCCATCATCACTGACACTCATTATGGTGCTCGTAAAGGATCAAAGTTTTTGCATGATTACTTTGAAAAATTTTATGATGATGTCTTCTTTCCTACCTTAGAAGCAGAAGGAATCAATACTGTCATTCATATGGGTGATGCTTTTGATAGTCGAAAGTCAATTGACTATCAAAGTTTGGAGTGGGCAAAACGTGTAGTATTTGATAGACTTGAAAAATATGACGTTCATATGATTGTGGGAAACCATGATTGTTATTATAAAAATACAAATAATGTAAATTCCCCAGAACTCCTTCTGCAGACATATAGCAATATTAAGACTTATAGTAAAGTAACAGAAGTTACTATACATAATTTAAATGTATTGTTTATTCCTTGGATCAATGCGGAAAATTTTGAGGATACTATCAACGCAATTAAAATATCGAATAGCAAGTGCACGATGGGGCACCTTGAGCTCAACGGATTTAGAGCGCATCGAGGCCACATCATGGAAGAAGGTATGGATGGCAAATTATTTGAGAAGTTCGAGCGGGTATTTTCGGGTCATTACCATACACGATCAGACGACGGACGAATCTTCTACTTAGGCAATCCTTATGAGATGTTTTGGAACGATGTAAATGATACTAGAGGATTTACTATCTTTGATACGGAAACCCTCACTCATACTCCAGTTAACAATCCTTATAAATTGTTTTATAACATCTATTACGAAGATACTAATCATAAACTTTTCAATACTACAGAATACAAGAACAAAATCGTAAAAGTTATTGTTCGAAAAAAATCAAAACCAAAAGAGTTTGAAAAGTTCATTGACAAACTTTATTCTGCCGGAGTTCAAGACCTTAAAATTATTGAAAATTTTGAAATCAAAGAATCCGAAGAATTTGAGATTAGTGAAGATGAAAATACTCTTTCTATTCTAAATCGTTACATTGACGAATCTGAATTCGAACTTGATAAAAATACGATCAAAGGTATCTTCCAAGATTTATACAAGCAAGTTTGCGAAGTAGAGTAAAATGTTTCTTCTTACACTCAGAGATGAAAAAAATGACGGTGCTTACGCCGTTCAGGATAATCAAGGAGATAAAGTTTTATTTCTGTTTGAAGAAGAAGATGATGCTGAGAGATATGCAATGCAATTAGAAGAGCAGGAAGATGCAGAAATGGATGTTGTTGAAGTTGATGATGAACTTGCCATAAAGACGTGTAAGATGTATAATTACAAGTATGCAGTGATAACACCGAACGATATTGTAATCCCCCCAAAGAATGATAAACTTCAAGAAGATTAGATATAAAAACTTTCTGTCAACCGGAAATCGATTCACTGAAATTGATTTTCAACAACATCATACAAATCTAATTGTGGGAACAAATGGTGCAGGAAAGTCCACAATGCTGGATGCACTAACGTTTGGATTATTCAATAAACCATTTAGAAAAATTAATAAACCGCAACTCATCAACACCGTGAATGAGAGAGAATGTGTTGTTGAGATTGAGTTTACTGTTAATAGTCGTGATTACCTTGTTCGTAGGGGGATTAAACCAAATGTCTTTGACATTGAAGTAAATGGACAACCTCTTCATAAAGAAGCAGATGATCGTGCTAATCAACGAATTTTAGAAGAAAATATCCTTAAGGTAAACTACAAGTCATTTACTCAGATTGTGATTTTGGGTAGTAGTACTTTTGTTCCTTTTATGCAATTGTCCACTGCAAATAGAAGGGATGTTATTGAAGATCTTCTGGACATCAGGATCTTTTCTGCGATGAATAATCTCATTAAAGATCACATGAGAACAAAGAAAGATCAAGTAAAATCTTTGACTTTGAAAAAGGAAAGTATTAAAGATAAGTTGCAGATGCAGAAAGATTTTATAGAAGAACTTGAGAATCGTGGCAATGCAAATATTGATGCTAACAACCAGAAAATTAATAAGTTAGATGAAGAAGTTCTCTCCTACATGAAACAAAATTCTGGTCTTGAAGAAAACATTGTTAAGTACACTAAGGAGCAAGAGTCGGTAACTGGAGCAAGAGAAAAGTTATCAAAACTAAACAATCTTCGTGGAAAAATCTCCCAAAAAGTAAGTACAATTACCAAAGAACATAAGTTTTTTGCAGAAAATACGGTTTGTCCCACCTGTCAGCAGGATATTGAAGAAGAGTTTCGTGTAAATAGAATTGATGACGTTAAAAATAGGGCAAAGGAACTAAAGGAAGGTTACGAAGAACTCGAAACCACCATTAAGTTTGAACAAGAAAGAGAACGTCAATTCAATGTACTCACTAAGGAGATTACAAAACTAACACATGACATTTCTCAAAACAATACTCGGATTAGCCTCAATCAACGACAAATCAGAGATCTTGAACATGAAATTCAAACTATTACCAGTAACCTGCAGAACAGAAATACTGAACATGAGAAGCTAGAAGAGTTTAGAGAAAATCTCCAAAAGACAATTGAAGACCTTTCAGACAAAAAACAAGAAATCGTACA